GTCCCGCGATATTGCAATGATGGAAGTGCTTGGCCCTAACCCAACGTCAACTATAACTTTTATGAAAGACACGCTGACCAAGCAAGCCAACATGGCAAAGGATGAAGCCCTAAAGGACAAGGCGCGCTCTACCGGCAAGCGACTTGACGATATGTATATGGCTGTATCTGGCAGAAATAACTCTCCTATCAACAGCAAATTTGCATCGACAATGGCAGGAACGCGCCAAATCTTGCAGTCTGCGCAACTTGGTGCGGCTGCAATCTCAGCAATAACAGATGTTAATTTTCAGCGCCTTGCCCGTCAATTCTCTGGACTGCCCCAAACCGGCATACTTAAAGACTATTTAAAATATATAAGCCCGCTAGGGGCCAAGGAAAAAGGTGAGCTTGCTATTAGCTCCGGCTTGATTGCTGAGGGTTGGACTAGCCTTGCTGCTGGTCAAATGCGTTTTGTCGGGGATATGTCGGGACCAGAGGTCACGCGCAGAATATCTGACTTTGTTATGAGGGCGTCATTCTTGTCGCCTATGACTTCGGCCGGACGGTGGGCATTTGGCATGGAGTTTATGGGGACTGTAGCCCGCAATGCTGGCAAAGCCTTTGACGAACTTGACCCTAACTTTCGTTCTACAATGGAGCGGTACAATATCCAGGCTACGCAGTGGGACATAATACGGCGCACAGATCCATATGACGAGAAGGGCGCAAAGTTTATACGTCCTACAGACATTGCTGCGCGCACTGATATTGATGAAACTTTGCGTGATAATATATCTACCAGGTTGCTGGAAATGATAAACACGGAAACCAATTTTGCGGTTCCCTCAACATCTGTTCGTGGCGCTACATTCCTAACTGGCGGCACACAGCCTGGAACGCTAACTGGCGAAATGGCCCGATCCTTTGCAATGTATAAAAACTTTGGCGTTACCCTGGTTAATACGCACTTGATGCGCGGGATGCAGCTGCCGCAATCATCTTCTAAAGGTGCGTACTATTCAAATCTGTTAATCTCTACAACTCTCATGGGCGCTCTAGCGATGCAAATGAAAGAGGTTTCCAAGGGTAGAGACCCGCGTGAAATGTTTGGCGATAGCGAAGAAACAGTAAAGTTTTGGTTTGCAGCTTTTATGCAGGGTGGCGGCTTAGGTATCTTTGGGGATTTCCTAACTTCCGGCACAAGCCGTTACGGGTCGGGTATAGCTGAAACAATAGCTGGGCCGGTTGCCGGGGCCGGTGACGATCTATTGAATCTGACTGTAGGCAATCTTTACCAAGCGGCCACAGGCCAGGATACAAACGCTGCTAGTGAAATGGTTAAGTTCACACAACGTCACACGCCAGGGTCTTCTCTTTGGTATGGACGCCTAGCATTGGAGCGCGGTTTATGGGATCAAATGCAGTTAATGACTGATCCGAAAGCAAAGTCTAAGTTTCGCAGGTTGGAAAATAGAACAAAAAAACAGACGGGACAAAAATATTGGTGGGGGCCGGGAGATACTACACCTAGCCGTGCGCCAGAAATATCGAAAGCATTTGAATAGTTGTCTATCAAATGGAAACAATATGTGGTATTTTTCGTCTGAGATAAGGATTTGACATGACAGTATCAAGCAGCACTAATCGAGCAAGTTACAGCGGCAACGGCGCGCTTACGACTTTTGCTTATGGCTTTAAGGTTTTTGACCAAGATGAGCTAACGGTTATCCTTCGGTCCAGTGATGGCACAGAAACTGTGCAAACGATCACAACGAACTATACTGTAACAGGCGTGGGGGCTGCAAGCGGCGGCAACGTAGTGTTTGGGTCTGCCCCTGCCTCTGGAGTTACGATTGTTATCTTGCGCGAATTGGATCTTGATCAAGGCTTAGACTTAGTTCCTAACGATCCTTTTCCCGCTCAGTCGCTGGAAAACAGTTTAGACAAGCTAACCTTTATGGTTCAGCAGCACAAAGAAGAGCTTGGTCGAACAATCAAGGCTTCTCGAACAAACGTAATCTCTGGGTCTGAGTTTACTATATCTGCGTCTGATCGTGCAAATAAGATTTTTGCTTTTGATAGCTCCGGCAATGTCAGCATTACCCAAGAGATCGGTACGTTTAGGGGCAATTGGGCCACGGCTACCGCTTATGAAGTGCGCGATTTAGTTAAAGACACAAGCACTAACAATATCTTTTTAATAAATGCAGCGCACACTTCTAGCGGCGCGCAGCCACTTACAACAAATGCTAACTCTGCAAAGTATGATCTTCTTGTTGATGCAGCGTCAGCGACCACCAGCGCATCAGCAGCAGCCGCAAGCGAGACAGCAGCGGAGACAGCAGAGACAAACGCAGAGACTGCTCAAACGGCAGCGGAAACTGCGCAGGCGGCTGCTGAGACCGCAGAGACCAATGCAGAGACAGCCGAGACCAACGCAGAGACAGCAAAGACAGCAGCAGAAACAGCCCAAGCTGCGGCAGAGGCTGTATATGACAGCTTTGATGATCGTTATTTGGGCGCAAAGACTACCGGCAGCGGTGATCCAACAGTAGACAATGACGGCAATGCCCTGATTGATGGTGCGCTATTCTTTGACACAACCAACAATGTGATGAAGGTGTATAACCTTGGCACAACAGCCTGGTTGCGCACTACGCCTACAAGCTCAGATCAGACGAACATTAACGCTCTATCAGTAGCGGCTGTTATTGCCGACATGGCAATCCTTGGGACTGCTGACGTAGTGAACGACATGAACATCCTAGCGACTGCTGATGTGGTAACGGACATGAATGTTCTGGCTACAGCAGACGTTGTAACGGACATGAATGTTCTTGGCACTGCTGATGTTGTTAACGACATGAACGTCTTGGGAACCTCGGCAACAGTTACTGCGATGAACCTTCTTGGAACAAGCGCAATCGTAACGGACATGTCGATACTTGGAACTGCTGACGTAGTTAATGACATGAATGTCTTAGGCACTTCTGCCAATGTCACTGCAATGAATATTCTTGGAACGTCTGGCAATGTCACGGCGATGTCCACTGTAGCTACTAACTCTTCGGCGGTAGTAAATGTTAGTAATAATATTAGTTCTGTAAATTCTTTCTCAAATCAGTACACCATTTCAGCTACTGAGCCATCATCGCCAACTGAAGGTATGTTGTGGTTCGATACCTCTACAGACACAATGAAGGTCTACAACGGGTCTTCATTCCAGAACGCTGGGTCTTCTGTAAACGGGACAAGCTCACGCGGCACGTTTACGGAAACGGCTGGGCAGACTTCGTTTGCAACTACGGGATTTGATAGCGGCTACCTTGATGTGTTTTTGAACGGCGTGAAGCTAATCGACGGTACAGACTTCACAGCAACGAATGGTGTTGACTTTGTCCTTACTACTGGCGCTGCGCTTAACGATACTTTGGACTACGTTGCTTACGGAACCTTTGAGTTAGCTAACGTATATACCAAGACAGCTTCAGATGCACGTTATGAGCCTATTGATGCGACTATTCTAAAAGACGCAGACATAGGGGTAACAGTACAGGCATACAATGCCACTTACGTTGTGGATGCAGACATAGGTGTGGCGGTACAAGCGTATGACGCAAATACGGCTAAACTTGATGTGTCTCAAACCTTTACTGCCAATCAAGCTGTAACAGGCGAACTTATAGCTTCTAGCTACAACGAGACTTATGTTGCACTTTCTGGCACAACGCCAGCGGTAAACTGTGAGGCAGGCAACGTGTTCTCTCTAACTACTAGTGGGGCCACAACCTTTACATTCACCAACCCACCAGCCAGCGGAACGGCCTTTGGCTTTATGCTTCGCCTGACGGCGGGTGGCACACACACAATCACATATCCTTCTGGCGTTGATTGGGCTGGGGCTACTGCACCTGATGCCCCTGCTTCTGGCGAGACCGATCTGCTTGTCTTCACAACGACAGACGGCGGGACTATTTGGTACGGGGCGTTGGCAATTGATGCGGCGGGATAAGATATATGAGCAATATTAGTAAATTAGCCATGCTCGGCGCTGCTGGTGCTGGGGGAGATGCTTACTTTATAAATTTTATATACAGCGCAACTGGTGGCTGGAACATCTACCCGATTGAAACGTTGAGACAAGGTATTGTTGAAAACAGCAATGGTACTATTGCGGCTCAAAATATACTTAGTGCTAATAATAATAGTCGGGTTTTGTTAACCATGCTTAACCCAAGCGGAGAAGTTACACAAAGTTTACAGCTAGACGAAAGCCCAAGCGGTACTCAGGACACTGCTCCATTTGGTATAGTTTCTGAGGGCGGATTTTTTTACAATACAATTTACCACAAAGACACTAGTGGAAAGATACATTCTGTACTGTTAAAAATCAACGAGGCTGGAACCGTGTCTTGGCAAGTAATAGAAGAAGCTAGTGGCGGTGGTCACGTTCCTTATTGTTCGGCGGTATCTGGCACTAATTTAATCCAAGCGGGGGGCACTCGAAACTCAGGAGGTTCATTTGATAACGGGTATATTAGCCAATACACAAATTCGGGAACTAGGAGTTTTGTAAAAACATTTAAGAATGGTAGTACGGATTGGCAAGTTATAGCTGTAGACGCAGATAGCAGCGGTAATATATTCACAGGAAGTCAAGGATACTCTTGGACAGGCGGAGTTAATGTCGGTGGCGAAAGTCAATATTCCTTAGACAAATTCAATTCATCTGGAACGCACACCGCCCAAATTACGTTCGGGGCAGCTTACGGTGATCCCGCAAAAGGTGTAAAGGTGGACTCTAGCGGCAATGTATACGCAATGTGGAGAAGCCAAGGCGGCGGTGGCTTTAACAGTGGTCACTATTTAGCTAAGTTCGATAACTCCCTGTCATTGCAATGGACTAGATATTTTGACTCTTCCGCTTGGGTCAATGACATTACAATCGATAGCAATGGAGATATTATTGCTACTATCTATGATGGGACTGCTATTTTTGTTAAGATTGATAGCAGCGGCAGCATCGTCTTCCAAAGAGAGCTTAGAGCTTTTAACGGAGCAAAAAACTTACGGGCGCTGAGTATTAATACAACCGCAAACGATGACATCATATTTTCTGGAGATACCAACGTCTATGGAAACAACGGTGTTCATGTCACCAAAGTTCGTGGAGATGGAAGTGGTTTAGGAACATTTGGAAACTATGTATACCAAAATTACACAGGAATTTCGCTATCAAATATAACGCTGTCTGTTGGAAATAATGGTTTCACAACCGTTAGCCCCAGCATCAGTGTTGTTTCCTCACCTAGCGTTGCGTCCAGCACTGCCCCCCAAGTTCAATATACAAGCCCAGTTCAAATTTAGACAAAGGACAAGATTATGTACGTTAAAATTACAAGCGGCAATCTAGACACATACCCCTACAACGTAGGGCAACTGCGCCGTGAAAACTCTAACACTTCATTTCCCAAGCAAATACCTGATGATATGCTTGAGAGCTATGGGGTTCTTCCAGTTACTTACACAGATATGCCAAGCATTAATGAGCGCACTCAGAATGTAGCTCAAGACGCCACACCTTTATTGGTGGGCGGTGCGTGGACCCTTGGATGGACTACATCAAGCAAGACCGCTGAAGAGACACAGGCGTGGGACGATGGAGTTGCTTCGTCTAATCGTAGTAAGCGTGATGGCCTGCTTGCAGCGACAGATTACTTTGCGCTATCCGACGTAACTATGAACTCAGATATGGCCTCCTATCGTCAGCTTCTGAGAGACATCACTAGCCACGCAAATTTTCCAAATCTGGAAGATGCCGACTGGCCTGTTAAACCGTAAGGAATATAAACAATGACAAAAGCGAGAGACTTAGCAGACCTTATCGGCACACCTACTCTAGCAACAGTCGCCACCAGTGGTGCCTATTCAGATGTCACTGGCACACCCACGCTTCCAACAGACTTCGTTAGTGCGGCATCAGGTGGTACGTTCGGTGGTAACACTATTGTTGATGGCGAGTTTATAGCCGACAGCTACAATGAAACATACGCAGCAGTCACATCCACAAGCAACGCTACCACAGTCGACTGCCATGCTGGTAACTCATTCAGCCATGTACTTACAGAGAACACTACATTCACATTTAGCAACCCACCTGCGTCTGGCACAGGCTACACCTTTAGCATTGAGATTATTCAAGATGCCTCTGCGTCTGGCTTCTCAGTCACGTGGCCCACCGCAACAGATTGGCCTGCCGCTACAGCACCCACATTAACAGCCACTGCATCTGCTAAGGATGTGTTTGTATTCACCACCCGTGACGGTGGGACTACGTGGTACGGATTTACAGCTGGTCAGGCTCTGGCATAAGGAGCTTAAATAATGGCTACTAAAAAGAAAATGCTCGAAGCCGCTGCTGGAACCGCTGCTGCTGGCGGTGCTGGCCTTGATATTACTGCGGTGTTCAGCACTTATTTGTATGAGGGTAACGGAAGTTCTCAGGTTATTGAGAATGGTATTAACCTTGGTCAATCGTTTGGCAGTGGGTCTGTTAAGTTTGATGGCTCTAATAGCGGCTACTTATCCATTTCTTCTACGTCAACTCTTGCTCTAGCATCTGACTATACAGTAGAAATGTTCTTGTATAATGATGGTGCTGTTAATAGTTATCTTAGAATATTCAACAACGCACCCGGAACAACACCCAGTGGTTTTTTCTATGTATATACTAACGGAACTAATATCCATATGTATAATGCTGACGCTGGTAGTTTGACCAATGTCGGTACATTCTCAGCGGGTGCGTGGTTTCATCTTGCTATAAGTCGATCTGGAAGTACAACTCGTGTGTTTGTAAACGGAACGCAGAGCCACAGTTATACTGGCACGACAAACTTTACAAATAATGGCTGGTTTATAGGTGGTGGCCCAGACACTGAGTTTAATGATATTAACATATCGAATTTCCGTGTTGTAACAGGAACCGCTTTATATACATCTGGCTTTACACCACCTACATCTGAGCTAACGGCTGTTACAAATACCGCACTGCTTACATGCCAAGGGTCAGATTTCTTCGCAGATAATTCTAGCAATTCTTTAACAATTACAAAGAACGGTGGACCTACCTTCGCAACCTTCGGACCCTTTGATGCAGCGGATGCTGGCGAAGGTGGTTTGGTTTGGTTAAAAAGTAGGACTTCAGGTACAGTCAGTCACCAATTATTTGACACAGAACGTGGTGCGGCTTTAAGGCTAAGATGTGATACAACCCTTGCACAAAGTAGTGATGTAGACACACTAACAGCATTCAACACCAATGGCTTTAATCTTGGTGATGATTCAGAAACGAACGCTTCGGGCCAAGACTACGCCTCGTGGACATTTCGGAAGGCCCCTAAGTTTTTTGATGTTCAAACTTGGACTGGGGACTCAACTTCTAACCGTGCGATCCCTCATAATCTAGATGGTGCAGTAGGGTCTTACTTTGTTAAGTGTACAAGCGACAGCACATCCTCGGATTGGATTGTCTGGCATAAAGACCTATCTGCACCCGCACGGAATTTAGTTCTAAACACAACGGCGGGTGAGTCTAGCACTGACTATGCCCTATTTAGCACTACTGCCCCTGATAGTTCTAACGTGTATCTTGGTACAGATTACAAAGATTACTATAACGCAACAGGTCGTACATATGTGGCGTATCTGTTTGCGCACAACGACAGTGGTGACGGTGAGTTCGGCCCT